CTTCGTCTAATTTCGTATTCTTTAATTGGTACAGAACCCTCTGTAGGTTTCTCCCAATGTAATCTAAGTTTTGACCCCTCGAATGTAAACTCAATATTTGGTGCTGGCGTTTTGTTGAATTTTATTTCTTTAGACGTTAACTCACTTTCTTTTCCAATAATATCAATGGTTTTTATTTTTATTGTTATATCACTATTAAAATTAACTGGAATAATAATTTGTGGTGAACTTACCTTACCTAAACTTGTAATACCGTTAAAAACCTCATATTCTCTAATAGCAAATTGACCATCTCCTAATGTTGGTTGTGTCCAATTAATAATAACATTATCAATACTATAAATATGAGTAATACTATCTTCACTTACTTTTGGTGGTTTATTAATTACAACAGATGTTTTTCTATTTTGTTCACTTAAGTTCCCATCTGTGTCTACTGCTTTAATTGAATAAACTTTTGCATCATCATTTGCACTTGGCAAAGTAGGAACAGTAATACTTGTAGTATTAAATTCTCCTATTAATGTACCTGTATCAAAATTACTACCTTCTTTTATGATGTATCCTCTTATATCTAAATCAGTAAAATTTGGAGGTATAGCTTCTATTGCAGTCCATGATAATTTTATGCCTAAATGAGGATCTATCTCGCCTGCAAAAGTTTCACTTACTCTACTAGGAGGTTTACTTTTACCTTGTACTGTTAAAGATGTTTCTAAGGTGTCTGTTGATTTTCTACCTGATGCACTGACACTTTTAACTTTAAAATTAAAGACAGAACTTGTAGCAGTATTTACATTTACATCATCAATATCAAAACTAGGACTTTGAGTAATGATTGTAATATCTGATTTATTATCTTGATTGTAAATTAGTTCATATTTGTTGACACCAACAACAGGTTTCCATTGAACAATGACTCTTACTTTTACTTGATTTCTATATTTATAAAGTTGCTCAAAAGGATAATTTACTACTGATCCATCAGATAATGTAGTCGCTGCAAACCTTTCTGGTGCAGTTGGGATTTCATCTAAATTAGTAATATCTCGATGAACTAAAGTTTCTAATTGTTCTACATGATCATATTTTGATTCATTATGAGATATACCTGTAATTGAATACATATAATCATCTTCCTCTTCTACCGATATAATTTTAAATTGTTGTGATTGTATTGTTTCCGCAGAATCACCAGTTGTTTCCAAAACCCAAATTGACATAAAACTTGGTATTTGTTCTTCTATTGTTCTTGTATAATTTGGATTCGGTTGTAATGTACTATCTAAAAATGGTTGTTGAGGTGGAGAGTTATTATCTTCTTTTAAAATAAAAAATTTACCATCAACTGTTATTTTTTTATTTGCTGTATCAATTGAAAGTACATTTTTTTTACAAACTTGTCCATTTGTCATTATGACACTAACAGTACTTGTTAAATTGTTCGGAAGATTAGCTTCATCAGTTGTTATAACATGATTACCGCTACTATTTGTATCAACACCTAAAATACGACCACCTCTTCTTATAGCACTTCTTACAGGGTCTTGAATTTCTATTAATTGTCCGGGTTTACACAAAGCACCAGCTTCTAGTGTTGTTGTAAAATTAACAGTTTCAGTTTCAGTTTTTAACGTAGTTAAAAACCATCTCCCAAGTCTTCTAGCTTGGGTTCTTGATGTTACTCCAAAACTGTTAAGATTTTTTGTTATAGCACCATGTTTAGCCACTTGTTCTTCATCAATTACCTCTTCATAAGCAGCATCTCTTAATTCAATGTCAAAATATTTTATTATTGCTACATTTGCTCTTGTTTTTTGTGATGTACCAGAATAAGTAAATCCTTCTGGTGTTACATTTGTTTTATTAAATAAAAATGTAGGATTTATACCTTTTTTATCTTGTATTACGCTTAGTGATCCAGCAGTATATAAAGCCATCCCTCTAAAAACAGAACAAAGATTGTTTACAATTTTAAAAGCATCTTCCCTTTTTTGTATTACACAATTAAGTGAGAATCTTGGCTCTTGAAAAGTGACAACATTTCCATCGTTTGTTCTATCTTTAAAAGTTACTAACTCAGAACTATATTTACTTATGGCATAAAAACTAAAAATATCTAAATCAGTTGATTTTAAAAACTGACCTAACCCATATCTTTCAGATAATAAAATATCGTACAAACACCAAGCTGGATCATTAGTGTATTGAGCAGCAGTTAAATTACCATTAAAAATATAGCCATCGGGATAATGAATAAATCCAAAACTTTTGATTTGACTTGCATTTGGTATTCCTAAATTAGCCGCCTGAGTAGCATTTCTTACGACAACAGGTGTTTTTCCTCCATTTGAAGCTGGTATTTTTACCTTTATACCATTTATTAAGAACGCTCGTCTTGGTATTGAATTAAATTGTTCAGCATCTATTTTGATACCAACTAAAGCAGAATTTGGATAATTTAATCTTCTTGAAAATGTACATAAACCATCGGTAATAATTTGATTAGGAGAAAAAATATGATTAAAGCTGAAAGTTTTTTCATCTATAACTTCATTTACTTGAAAATGGCCATTAATTGCACCTTTATAGCTTTCATTAAATGTTTGACTACCATTAACCATATTAAAATGGTTATTACCAAGTCCATCATTAATAAAATTAAAACCTAAACTATCTCCTACAACTTTTGTATGTGGTTCTGTAGTAGTAACAATAATTTTTGTAGTATCAAGATTACCATTTGCATCAGTATTCGCTCCATGTGAAAACCTACCACTAATAGGATTATCAAATTCTTTTACTAATTGATAAGATCTTAAAACTATCGCACTTGTAGTGTTTATTAAATTATCACCACTATTTGCATTAGTTGTTGAATCATCATCTGTTATCCGTATGACCTTAAATGATATTGGAAAATCAGTATGATTATGACCACTTAAATCAAATTCATACTGTCTTTGATATAGATCACCAGTTCTACCTTTTATTGTTTGAATGAAAGAATTATTAACAGAAACATCATTGGAAGAGCCATCCTTTATTTGTTTTTGAAACTTAAATTGCACTGTTGCTCCTTTAGTATCTCCATCTTTATTTACTTTTTGTAAAGCTGGAACGCCAATATCAATAATTACACTTGAAACACTATTATCACTAATAGTAAATGTTACTGGTGTGTTTTTAGATATCTCAATACTACCCATACTTATTGGAGTAACACTTCTATTAAAACCAGAAATTACTGATTGCATAGGAGTACCATTTCTTACATCAACAGTGACATCTTGAAAATTACTTGTTCCGTCAGCATTTTTTAAAGGTGTATTATTTAAAAAAATTGATTGATGAAAACCTGTACTTGACCCATCGGGATTATGAATACCATCTATTTCCCCTTCAGATATTACATCTAATATATTTGCAAAACTTTTATTATTTAATGAGTCTTTATCTGTTGTAGGTGTTCTTGAGCCACCTCCACCACCTTTACTCCCACCTCCTCCAGAGCCTTGAATAAATTCTTTAGTCATGCGTTAATGTCAACTGTTGTAATTGAAGCTGATACTGGAATACTACCAACCAAGACATGACCATAACAAATTGGAATTGGAATCCCTGCTCGGGCATTGTTTTGCACCCCACTAAAACTAAATGATTTTGTTGGATCTCCTTCATCTTCTGGCACATCCGGAGTTGGTGTTAATAAACCAGCAACACCTGATAAAACTAAAAACATCCCAACTTTTCCAGCTAAAGCTGCTGGAGCTAAAGCACCACCAGTAAAAATTGATTTTCCTAAAATACCAAGTCCAGCACCGCCAGAAAAAGCAACAGCAGCACCAATTAAAACGACACCAGCAATTATTCTTCCAACATTACCTGATCCACTTATTATTGGTATTATTTTAATTTCTTGTGGGAAACTTGGAAAATCTAATTCAACTTCTTCAATATCTTGATCATCAACAATAACTTTATAATTGTTTTGTATGATATGTGATTCTAAATTATCAAAATTATTTATTAAAAATCTTATTGCATCAACAGGTCTATTTAAAACTGCTTGTAATTCAGTGTGACCATCACATTTTTCAGATAATTCACCATATAGTTTGATATTACTTAACATATCTAACCCTCTTTCCAGTGCATTTCATAAGCCATTCTCCATAAAAATCTTTTGAACTTAGTCTACCCTCAATATGATGTAAAATCATTTGATTTTTCAATAATACACCTACATGATTTAAACCAGTACTATTTAAAGAAAATAGTAAACAATCATTCTCTTTTAAGCTTTCTTCTGGTTTTAATTCCCTAAAACCTGTCTTTTCAAAACAATTTTCAAAATATGGATTATCACAAAAATCTTGTGGGTTTATAGGTCGATCCCAATCTCGTAGTTTTATATTTATTGTTTCAAAATAATCTCTTATTAAACTCCAACAGTCATGTATTCCAAATACATATTCACGACCTACTAATGGAGCTTTATAACCACTTGGCTCAAAATTATGCCACTTATTGAAATTTACTGAATATATATACCATTTATATTTGTATTTTTCACATATAGCTTTATCAGCAGGCGTTGGATATGGTTGTTGTATTGGATGTGAATGAAAAACACCTACTATTTCTGCCTTATCAAAAACTTCTGCATACTCTTTAGGGTCAATAATAAAGGTTTCTTTTGGATTAATTGAAATATTTTTGCAAGGTTTATATTTTGTTTTTCCTTTAAATATATATATTAAACCGCAAGCTTCTTCTGGATAACATTCTTTTGAATGTTTTTCTGCACTTTTTTGCCAATTAAGCATGAAATGATCCTATTCCGGGAAATTCTCTTGGTAATGCTTGTCTTCTTGGTAATTGTATTGATGGTGTATCAAATTTCGCAGCACATTCAAATTCTACTATTTCCTGATTTTCCGTAACTTTTCTGTCAATTGTATATATCTCATCTTCACAACGCTTTGACTCATTAAAATTTGGATTACTTGGTGCTGAAGAGACACTTATTGTATTTCCCATATTATTACCATGAACAGAACATAAATATCTTGCAGCTTTATAGCTTGCATCAGTAGTTGCTTGATAGCTTACAATCCTGTCAGTCCCTGCCGTACCAGTAGCCACTAAAGTATTATTAATATTATTAATAATTGTAGAGTCACTGTTAGTTTTTAAAATTAAAGGGTGTCCTGTATTTGTTGAATCTGATTGTATAAACCTATATATATTGCCCTCTACTAAACTTAATACTGGATTTTTAACACCATTTAGATAAAAATAATTTGCTCCTCCTACATTTTGGACAGTAACGACATAAGTTATAGTTTGACCGCTTAAATTTGTTGATGATATAAATTTGGCAAAAGTTCTTTTTCTTGTTAATACAGCACCAATTAAATCATTATGTGGTGTTACTGTATTTACTTCAGCAAGAATACTTGAAACCGCAGAAAATAAGTTACTTACTCTTACCGTAGGTCTAGGTAGGTTTGAGCCTTTATTTGTTCCTTTATAATCAAAGCCTTCAGCTTCTATAGGCATTTGACTATAAGTTTTACCTCCGAAAAATAGTTCGCCTGATATATTTTGTTTTATACCTGAGTGCCATCTATAAATACCATCCAAGACAGGAGGATTACCAGTTTGATAATGTAAACCTTCAATAAGTTGCAACTCAAATAAAGTAATTACAGCAGTTGGCTCAGTTTTTTGTAGTTCTTCAAAAGGTATAGTCATACCTCAAATACCTCTCTAAAAACCAACTGAATATTATTTAAGTTGTAAGAAACTTTTTCTACTAATGGATTTTGACAAACCCATATACCAGTTGCTCCATAAGGAGGTGTCCAAGTAAAGGATTTTTGACCATTATTGCCACCTGTAGAACTTGCTAAAAAATTTAAAATATTATTTGTTGTAGTGTCATCACGATTATTAAAAGGTAATGTCCAAGTTCTTGTTGTTGAATTTAAACCAGCGACCATTCTTTTTTCATAATTATCCCCAAGTTTATTAATAATAATATTATTTTCAATTCTTAAACTAGGTGAATAACTTGGAGATACGTCTGATCCAACTGTTTGTGCGTCAAAAGTAGCCATTATTCGTAAAGTATTCCTCCCGGACGTTTTTGTTTAACTAACTCTGCTTCAATAGCATTGCCAATCATTTTACCAAGTTGTTGTGCTTTCATATTATTACCTTGAACAGAAGAACCACTTGCATCTACAGAAACATTTACAACATTACTTCCACCTCCTTGTGCAGTTACACCTAGTTTTCCATCACTACCACGTTTAAGAGGCATGATAGCTTCCGCACCAGCTTCGCCCATCAAACCCATACCATTTTTCATTGGAAATACTGTAGGTCTATTAACGATGCCACCATAAGCATATTTTTGAACTTCTCCTCCTTGAAAAACATTACCTTTTGCATTACCTAATAAACCACTGAACCAATTAGTAAATGGTTTCATAATTGTTTGTTGTATTGCTATACGAGCCATACTTTCAATTATTGATCTTGCTAAATCTCCAAAAGCGAGTTTTCCTGTCATAACAAAATTAACAAGTGCATCTTCCATACCTTGAAAAGCGTTTGTCATTGCATTTTTTACATTACCAGCAACATCATTTACTTTTTCTTGATAATCAGTTACAGCACTTTTCATACCATCTAATACGGATTTTTGTTTATCACCAGTTTCGGGAGTAATACCACCAGCAGCATCTAGGTTTGATTTACCTTCTACTATGTTTTCTGGGTCTTTTGGTGGTTTTACCTCTGGCAAAGTTATTGTAAAGTTATCACCTGCTGGCCTGTTATTTTTACCAATTAGAAATTCCCTTAAAAATTTTGGTAGGGCATTAAATGCAATTACAACGTATCTATAAAGCCCATCTCGCACAGCTTTAAAAAAATTCATTATTTCATCTTTAAATTCTCTTATTTTTGCAATTGCAAGTACTAATGCTCCCACTCCTAAAGCTACCCATCCAAGAGGATTTGTTAAATTAAAAGCAATCATTGCCACTTTTGCAGCGACTAAAGCTTTTTTTAATAACATAAAAGCTGAAGCAACTTTTGCAAATATTAAAGCTTTAACTCCTAAAGCTGTAAGAGTAGTCATAGTAATCTTAAGAGCAAGTGCAGCAATACCAGCAGCAGCTAAACCAGCACCAAAGTCTTTAATTGGTTTTGGAAGTTTTGATAAATCAGTTAAAAATTGATTTATTATTTTTGCTAAAGGGTCTAAAACTGCTATAAAAGCACCACCAATTTGATTAGTTAATATTTCAAAGTTACCCCCTAGAACTTTTGTAGTCATAGCAAAGCTATCCATATTTCTTCTAGTTTCTGCTGATGTCCCACCGCTATTTCTTATAGTGTCAAATAATTTTGCTACATCTAAATCTGTTTGGTTTATAAGAGCTAATATTTTACTACCTTGCTGTTGACCAAATAATGCTTTAGCTACTTCTGCTTTTTGTCCAAGATTACCTACTTGTTGAAAACTGTCCCTTAAACTCATTATTACTTGATCCATAGGTTTTAAATTACCATTTGCATCTAAAATATCTGCTCCTAAATGTTTAAATGCTTTTGA